TTTTTGTGGTGTTGAAGCGGCTTTAAGATCGAGATGATTTCCGTTAAAGTCATATCCTAATAAAATATAACTATCCATATACTCACTTATTATAGTTGATAGTCTGTATGCAAGTTCTTTTTTCCTCTTAAAGATTTTTTTATCACGAACACTCTCTCTTAACGCTCGTTCGATAATTTCTCTTAATTCATCATCGTCATCTTCCTGCAGATCGTGATTATCTTCACTCATGTAATTATTTATTCAAAAAAGTATCATTGTCTTTTTGTCTGACCCCAGCACTTAAAAGACGTTGTACAACAACTTCTATAGAATCTGTCTTTAAGCTAAAATTACCTTTAAAAAGTTGATTACCATCATCAAAACTAAATAAATATTCTCCCTTAAATGGCATATTTTCAAAGCATGTTATAAAAACGGAAGCGCCCGCGGGATCTACTAACACAGTCCACTTTCGTGGGTCGCCTGTAGCGTACTTATCAAATATACGTAACGTTACAAAATCATTATCCTTTAATCTTTTGATAAAATACCCCGGGGTTTTTAATTTATTCTTTTTTTGTTCATTCACGGTCATCATTGTGTTAAAGCAGAAATTATATACTTTAATTTAGTATCTTTGTCTTCAATATCAAATACAACAACACCGTATTCAGTATTTACCTTAACCACAAATTCATTATTAATATTGGTAAGCAATCTAATATTATCTAAATTTAACGGAATCGGATCTAACGTAAAATCTACCTCACCTAAACTTATAGTAAAATTATCTGTATTATGTCGAGCTCGGTCAGTGAGCTCGACCATTAAGCTCCCATTTTCTGTATAAAAATAAATTTTATTAGTTTCTGATGCAAACGTGCTCCCTTTAAATATTCTTTGTAGAGTTGCTTTATCTAAAGTAAATTCAACATCAAACGTAAATTTACTAATTTTATCTAAATTAATATTAGGTCTAGTTATAAACCCCTCTTCATATAAGTGATACTTAAACTTTACACCTGACCCACAGTATTGAATATTATTAGGATTAATTGTTAGATTAATATTATTATCTTCAATAGTATCTAAAACATTTCTTAATTTTTTAACATCCGGTACATTTAATGTATTCTCAAACCCTACCGTGGTTTCAAATTCAGAATATAAAATAAGAGTACTATCAATGCTAGAAACTAAACTAGTTATTTTATCTTCTTTAATATCAAAAATAACACCACTATCATTTATTTTTGAAATAGCATCTAAAAATTTTAGAAACTCACTTTTGTTTTCTACTTTTAGTAGTTTTTCCATTATCTAATTTTAGACTAATTTGTTTTAAAATCAAATTTTGCTCTTCTATTAAACTAATAACTTTATCCACTTTTGATGGCTCGGATAAGTCAAATTCTAGCTGATTTATATTAACAGGTAGCTCTGGCTGCGGTGCATTAGCAATTTCACGAGCTGCTTGCTCTGGTGTTACCGGTTGTACCTCTACTGGTGTTGGCGGCGCTTGTGGCGGGGCTTGTGGAACCGGATGGTGACGTTGTGTAGGTATTCTCGCGACATTTTCAAATTGTGTTTTTAGTTGTTGTGAAGTCGGTGAAAGATTACCGGATTTGCCAACTATCATCTGGTCGTTTTTATGTGCTTCGCCATAAGTCTGACCCATAAGCTGCATTAAACCTGCTTTTTGTTCTGGTGTCATTTTATTAGAGATCTTTAAGAAGATCGTCGATATCTTCTTCTACAGTATCACCTCCAACGGTCACTGGTTCTGGCTCAGCGGGTGTTTCAGTGGGCGTAGGAGTCGCGACTGCCGGGGCTGGATCATCTTCGGTTTTACAGTAATAATGCTCGTTGAACATTTCTTTAAGATCATCATATGACTTAAGAGTAAACACCTCAGTAAGATTAAACACACCGTCGTAAATATCCTTTTGCTGGTCTTCCGAGAGATCAACTTTACCAGCAGCGGTAAATCTCGAAGAAACGTATGTCGGAAAATCACCTTGCTGCTCAACCTTGATCTTAAAGTTTACACCTTCAGAACCAAGATCGAAAATACGGGGACCAAACTCTTCAGCATCTTCACCTTCAATAGCTTCAGTAATAATTTTTTGAAGCTGCTTACCATACCGCAGGATTTTTACTTTACCGTTATTATCCGGGTTAACAGGATCATCAATAACATAGACATTAACAAGCCACTTTTCCAAGCGACGAACAGCGCTCATTTTTTCTTTTTCTTCTTCGCTGCCAGTACGAAGAACCTTAAAACGCTCTTCAGCGATAGGATCACGCTCACCAAAAGTTTGCGGACTCAACGTCTGCACATATTGACCAGTAGCGAAAGAATTCCATCCATGGTTATAATAATGAAAAAAGGTTTTACTAGGATCTTTTGCGAAGGGCAAAAGCCTAACCGTAAACGTATTACCGACCTTAGTCTGCATAATTTCGTTGAATGTAGCAGAGCCCTTGCTTTCAGAGCTCGCTAACGCGTCTTTAATTGATTGAAACATTGAAGTATTAAAAGTACTCATGCCATAATTATAGTAACTAAGAACCAAACTTCAACAGTTTTTGTTCTATTATTTTTAACCCTTTTCTAGCTTTGTCTTTAAGTGATTTGGAACTTAAAAACTTAACACGTGTCTTGGAGTATAAATCTGTAAAATCGGGTATAAACCAGTTGAATATTTCTATATCTTTATCCTTAACAGATGCATCCATGTCAAGTGAATGCAGTGTATAAAAATTAATGTGATGATTTTTTAAGTGCCAAAATACTTCCGGGAATGCGCTATCTGGAAGAAGGTCAGGAGCGGAGCCTGTTATATATGTCTTATACTCCACAAGTGTTATTTGTTTGTCATTACAATAACTGTAAATAAACTTTAAACATTCCTTTAATGTGTTAATAGTATCTTCACTATCCGGATCTTGTGTCTCTTTATCTTTACAGTATAATGAATAACACTTAATTGCCTTTCTGGTATTAAAAAACGATAAATCAAAATAATTATCTGAGCCGTATACTCTATAGGGTGCTATAAAAAAATCACTATAATTTATATGCGTGTATTTTGATAAAAGAAGATTGAGCTTTTTTAAAGCAACTTCATCCTTACTCGGTATATTACTAAAATTTTGCCTTAACCGGACCGGCTTATTTTTAGCCTTACGAGAAGCATATAAAAAACTATTATATATATGCTTCTCTTTTTCTGTGATCATAAATTAATATTGGAGTTTGAATTAAGAAATTTAGTAATATATTTTGACTTTGTTATTGATGGCTCAAAGTCTATAAATAGTTTAACTACATCAAAGTTAGTTTCAATGGTTAAAAGATCTTTTAATATATTTCTTAATTTTTCCTCTTGTAATACCAATATAAAAATATTTTGAAGAGATAATTTTTTACCTTTTAGTGATGAACAAAAGGTACAAAAACACAATAACAGATGTTCCGTTTCGTCTTTAATGAGGGTGCTGGATGGAGCTTTTTGCGTTATAGGAGTTAACATGGAGAAAACTGTTTAGTTAAAGCTGCGAATTGTTCTGTTAATTTTCCACCTGCGGAAGATGTATGGCCTCCGCCTTGACATAAATTTTTAGCCAAAACACTGACATCAGCGTCACAAAGCTTTGATCTTCTAAATGAAACTGCTTTAGCTTGTGTGTTGACTATTATACCAATATCAGCATTATATTTTTTAATTAAAAAATGAGCTAGCTCACCAACAGCATAGTTACCAAATGAAGCAACAATATTATATCCTTTTATATTACCTCTAAATACATCACCATTTTCAATTTGGTCTTTAAATTTTTTAAAGTATAGCTTAATAGCATTTTTTTCATGAACTGTAAAGTCTCTAAACCCATCAGAAAATGCTGAAATAAAATTTTCCGTTTTTGGAGAATTTAAATTATAGTAAATAGCATTTAATTTTAGAGATTCTTTGTATTGAGTGTTATACCAATCATATGTACCGATATACTCAATTAGCAATAACTGCTCATCGGTTAAATGTAACAAATGATCTCCAAACTTATTATAAATTAAATCAACAGTCGACGTATGCCCATGATCCGGGTACCCTTCTAGAATAGCTTTCGCCTTACTGTATAAGTGTTTATTTTTAATATGGTTTTTATGTGTGTCTATAACGACAACATTATGGTAATCAGCTAGCTTAATTTGTTCCGGTGTTAAATCTAGGTCAACAATATAGACTCTATCATAATGATCTAAAGATCCCATGGCGCCTTTAAATTTACCGGTAAAGGTATACTCTGTAACATCATTAATACTAAATGTTTTAGCATCTTTATATAACCACTTTAATACAAGAGCAGCGCCAGCTCCGTGTAAATCAGTGTCTGTCCATACTTGGATATTCACTATTTTTATTTACAAAGGGTTCCTTATTGTGCAAGCCCAGCAAGCATATTAAGGGTTTCATCACTATCATCATCAAACTCGATGTCATCTGCTTCTTCAATTGTTAGAGTAGAGTAATTAATACGCATTGCTTGAGTATTCCCTCGAGGTCCGTATCTATTTTTCATCATACCTAATCTAATAATTCCTAATTCTCTATCTTCTTCGTTTTGGAAGATAGAACATATAACATCTGCAGTTGCAGCAAGACCAATCGATTCTGAAATAGTAGCTAAGTCAGGATTATCAGTGTCAAACCCTGCTCTGTTTAGCTGAGTAGCAGAAATAATAGGGCAGTTAAAGAGATAACTCATTGCACGTACTTGTTCAGTAACATGTTTAATTCTTTCGTATGAATTATTACCCATAGTAGAGTGCATTAGATTAAGATAATCTAAAACAATAGCATCTAACTTAATACCCTGTTCTTGAAACTTCTTTATAAATCCTTTTAACTGACTAGCAGTAATAGTTGAAGGTGGAAACTCTTTAATAAAAATTTTACCATTTTCATCTTTAATAGCTTGCTTAATAGCCGGGGTATTACCAACCATTTCTTTCAAAGGTACCTTCGTAACGTTAGAACAAATTCGTCTAGCATAAAGTAACTCCGACATCTCTAAGGTTACCAGTAATACGTTCTTACCTTCCTTAGCAATATTATGAGCTATGTTACCAAGAAAGATTGACTTACCAATATTAGTCTCACCAGCAAAAACATATAGAGATTTACCAGCCTCAAGGAACCCGCCGCCAAGACATTCATCTAACCATTCCCACTTACTAGGTATATGCCGCTCGACAGAGTTTATATCATCAATAAGCGCGTCAATATTACTATATAAGTCTAACCCAAGGTCAGTTACCAAGCTAATATTGCACGACTTTTCAAATTTATCTAATACATCAGACGTATCAACTTTTCCACTCGATACATCTTCAGCAACATTGAGCATTGTATGATAGACAGCTTTCTCTTTTAGGAACTGCTCCGTATTTTCATACAATTCGTCTTTATCTAAATTTTTATCAATATCATTAAACGATTTAACAAGCTCTTTAAAGGAACTTTTTTGTTCGTCAGAAACTAAATACGACTTAATCTCAGTTACAGTAGGTAACTTATTACGCTTTTCAGAAAAGTCTTTAACAATAGCAAAGATACTTGCTATAGCTTTATTCTTGAAATAGTCCGGTTCAACAAAATCTGCTACAGATGCAAGATACGTGCTGTCTGTTAGCGACTTGTAAATAAGCACATTTTCAAAATAATCTAAGTCTAGCTTACCCACCATTTAATAGTATTATAGGTTATTTTGTTTTCCACTTCTGCAAGAACCACTCTTGCCCCTTATTAAATTCCTCCGTAAACGATGTTAGCCCCGGTGAGTTGTGTGTAATTAAAATGTCACCTACCCCTAGCTTAAAACCGGCTTTATGGCATTGCATAGTATAATCTAGATCATAAAAATGCCATTTAGACGGGCAGGATTCATCAAATCTAATCTTCTTAAAAACTTTTTTACTAATAGCAAGAAAGACTCCATCAAGTAGTACCACACGTTTTGGATATGTTCCAAAAGGGGTCATGTGTTTTTCCTTTTCATTACCATGTGCAACTGCTCCGTGTAAGTTACCGGAACCAAACCCACCGCCCATTATATGCCAAAGAGCAGGACTTTGTAGTTTAACTTGTGTCGTACCTGCTACTCCTATAACATCAAACTTGTTAAATAGCGTATTGAGTTTTTCTTCAGAATAGTTTTCTAAGATAACATCGTCATGTACTAAGACTAAATTTTCAACATCTTCCTGTATTGCGAAGTCAATAGCTTTATTATAAACTTTATGAAGTGACTCTTTATTGTTTTCCTTAAAGACAATCTCTTCAGTGTTCTTATACAATGTTGTATCGGTTTCTTTACCCGCGGTTGCGGAAAATATCATTGTGTTCATATGAATAAAAATTGAGAATCGAAATCAAAGTTACCAATTTTATTCCATCTCTTTGTTTGATTGTTTAATTTCATTATTGTTCCTTCAGGTAGTTCCTTAAATCCCATACCACCTGTCGTTGAATAATCACCTTTATTATTATAATGTAAAACTGAACCGCTACGTGCAATAAACACTTCATTTGTGTCACAAAAAACCATACTTAGAGCAAACGTACCGGCTAACTTCTCTAATGTGTTCTTAATAACGCGCTTTCTGTTTACAATAAATTTTCCTTTTTTAAGTTCAATCTCAGTAAAGTGTTCAAGTAAATTAACTATAACAGATGTATCTACTTTATTAGTTGAAAAGTCACAATACGTATCTCTAAGTTTTTTATGGTTAGTTAGAACACCGTTATGAGAAACTAACCACGACATAGATTCAAATGGATGTGAAGTATTGTAGTTCCACTTGCGCTCTGCAGACGTGGGAGCCTGTACATGCCCGAGATAGTAATTTGTTTTAGGTTCGTAAGTATACTTATCAAAATCGATATCGCCTTGCTTCTTACGAATAAACTGATCATCTTGCGATAGGCTTACTATACTACTAGCGAAGTTACCTCGTTGTTTGTTCGCTTCATACAATACTTCAAACATAGAAGTATCAAAAGATCCAAAAATAGCGCACATAACTTATGTTATATTATTTTGCGCAATAATCAATCTTCCCAATCAAACTTAAATCCTGGCTCCCACATATAAGAGTTATCAACATATCGGCTAGACGGGCCATCCGGACCTTCTTCTCTAATACGTTCACAAATTTTTCGCATTCTTAGTATATGCGGGCTAGGTTCAGCTACAGGCTGTCTACGCTCTTCTGGTATCCTCCAAAACAAATCAATATTACCAAACTTAGTGTCTTTAGCTAAGCTATAATCTGGGTAATCAACACCATCAATAGTAAACCACTTTTTCTTTTTCTTTTTAGTTTTTTCGATTCCTAAATTTTTAAGTGTTTTTTTACCTAGCCCCTTTACTTTAAACAGATCTTCGTTATTTCTAAAAGGCCTAAACCCAAGTATACGTTTAGCTGTTGTCCTCCCCACACCAGGTAGTTTACACAGCTGTTTTTCAGTCAATTTGTTAAAATCCTTATAATTTAGCTTCATAGGTATAAATATATTATATGAGTTCCTTCGATTTCGCCGATAATTTTAGTGGCTTTAATGATTTATTCAACAGGGCAGAGTTCCTTACAGAAGCTAAAAAATCACCATATGCCAAATATCACCCTTCATTTGGTGGTGTTACTAAAGATTTAAGATCAGCTGGGTTTAGTTCTGCTCCACTCGATACAATTAACTTTATTAGAACAACCTTATATGATTTGGAATTAATTAGTGATGATGAGCTAGCAGCCGCAAAACAAGGAGCTGGATTTGCTGCTAAAAAAAATAATTTATTGGCTTTATTAGACGCTAAGGCAGATGTAATTGAACAGAATAAAGACGACATTGCAGCTGCTATTGAAGATGGATTAGCACGGTACATTAATAGAGCGACCACAAATAGAGGAAGAGAAGAAAAATATGCCGCCCAAAAAGCTGCTTTAGAATTAGCTAAAGATATTAAAGCAGGTGAAGATGTTGGTGATGCAGTAGAAGATACTGTTGGTCAACTGGATGCTGCAGAGTCTGAATTAGCT